GGGCGGGGCGTTTCCTTGTCACCGCGGTCAGCGTTCTCTGCATCGGAGTGTTCCTGATCGGCCTGACCGCACAGGAGGCCACCGCATGATCGTCCTCGCCATAGCGTTCGCAGCCGCCAGCATGGCCGTGTGCATCGTCCTCGGCGCGTTGGTGGTCCACCACCGCCACACCATCGACCTGATCAACGCTGATTACAGCTACCTGCATCACCGCCATCACCTGCTAACCAGTGTGTTAATCGACCACATTTGCGTGGACGAGTGGGAGTACATCACCTTCCCCGACAGGAGACCTCGAATGACTGACCAGATCAATATTCTCTACAGCGATTTCCGCCGCGCCGCCCGAACCCTGGAAGACGTTAGCGTCCCGGACGGAAAAGAGTATGGGGTCGTAATCAAGACCACGGACGGGCATGTCCAATTCGTCCTCGACTCGCACGGCAATCTCACCATCACCACGGAGACCACGAATGGCTGACATCACCGACCAGGATCGACGCAAAGCCCTCGCATGGGCGGGAGGATCGCAGGCGATCGGGATTGCTGACGCCGCCGCCCGCGTCATCCTCGCCACTGTGGACGCCCCGGAACCAACCCTCGCGGACGAGATCCGAGGCCTGCCGGACTTCACCATGTCCGGCGACAACTGCATCAACGACTGCCACGAGCGCGCCGACGACGTCGCCTTCCGCGTCGAACAGATGGAGCACGACCTCGCGGAAGCCCGCGCCGAGGTGGACCGACTCACCGCCGAGCGTCAGGAGGAGACCATGCGCCGCGTCAACGAGCAGTACGACGACCTTCCCGTTCGTGACCGGGATTGGCTCGACAAGGACGGCCTGCCCGACCCCGCTGACGTGCCGCCCGGGGAAGCGTGGGAAGTCATCGCCACCGACCCCGCCAAGAGCTTCGGCGGGACCACCAGCTACAACACCGTGGCATTCCGCATGACTGACAGGTGGATCGTCTGCCGACAGGGCTACCAGATGCCACTGGTCGTCCCAGACGACTGCATCCGACTGGTCCGCCGCCATGTGCCCGCGCCGCGTGTCATCACCAACCCCGACGAGGCTTGGAACCTCCCTATCAGCACCATAATCCGCGACTCCCGTGGTGAGACGTTCGAGAGGACTGAGGACGGGTGGGGCCGAATCTCCATCCCCGTCAAGGCGATCAAGTGGCCCGTCACGGTCCTGTGGGAGCCGGAGGCCGGTCACCGCTGAGACCGGCGCCCCGCCTGCCACGCTTCGACCTCAGCAACACGCCAGACCTTCAGCCGGTCGAACTTACCGGCCGGTTCCGGAGCCTGTCCACGAGTGGCGTAGGCCGACCAGGTCGACGCCGAGATGCCGAGAAAAGAAGCACACTGTGCCGTCGTCCAGTAGCGGCGCCCCTCACCATCCGTGAGCGTCAGCAGCTTGGTGATGTCGTCCACCGGTCAGGCCTCCCTGCGCTTGCGGTTCCGGCGGTTGAGTACGTCGGGCACGATGTTGAAGACGAGAACGGCGAGCATGAGGATGATGCCCCAGGCTGACGGGTGGAGGGTGATCAGGTAGACGAGCAGGGCGATCAGTGCGATGTATCGGATGGTGGTGCTCACGGGTGTGTCCTTTCGTGGTCTGTACAGTGGAGAGAGTTCCCCCGGGCCTGGCTAGTGCTAGTAGCCAGGGCCGGGGGTTTCCTAGTCGTCGTGGTCGCGGTACCAGTCGCGGATCGTGGTGATCCACTCCGGTCCGGAGACGATGACCGCCGCGATGATCGCGGCCCAGCCTTCTGCTGGCATAGGGTTCCTCCCTTCCACTGTGCGGTTGTCGGTCCGGAAGTCCGGGCCGGTGAGCGGAAGTCGTGCTCCCTGCCTCACAAGAACAACTATACATAGTTAGTTGTGTAATGTCTAGTCGGAACACGGAGAATCCCCAACTTTTTCCGCCCCCGCCGTCGCCTTTCGCCAGGTGACGACGGGGGCTTCGCCATGCTCACACCATGCCCCTCAATGACTACCAGGCCGTCGCCTTCATCCTCGGCCCCATCCTCCTGGCCCTCGCCGTCACGGCCGCCACCACAGCCGCCGCCGACCACTTCAGGAACCACCATGGCTGACCTCAACCCCGCCAACGACTACAAGGCACGGAAGCTCGAACGCTACTGGACCCGAGGCGCCGGCCTCGCCCGATGGTCCACCAGCCCACACCCCTGGACCACACTGGTGGCCCTGCTGTCGAAGCACATGACCCCCGGCCACGCGAAAGGCCTCGCCTCCAACTACTTCAAGAAGGTGTTCGGCATCTGGCCCGGGGAGCGCAAAGGCGCCAACCCAGTAGGCAGAGGCTGACCATGCCAGCACGCCAACGATCCAACGCCTGGCGACGACGCGTCACCCGCGAACGCCGACACCTGGAGCACAACCCCGAGCTCGCCGTCTGCTGGCTCTGCGGCGACCCCATCGACATGGAACTCCCCGCCGACCACGACCGCGCCTTCTCCCTCGACCACATCGTCCCGGTCGGCCGAGGAGGAGACGAAGCACGAGGTGAAGCACGACCAGCGCACAGGCAATGCAACAGCAGTCGAAGCGACGGAAGAACAGCAACGAAGAACGCAACAACGTTGCTTGATTGGTGAAGCAACAATGAAGCAAGCAACGATGAAGCACAGTCGAGAACGACACGAACGAAGAAAGTTCAAAAACGGAAACAATCACGAATGAAGCAACAATGAAGCACGAACGAACGTTCGACACCGTTCGACAGCACCACCGAAGCCCTGGGGGAGGCCTCCCCTCCCGACCCAAGCCCCCCACCTCCCGGTATTGGGTAATCTCCGCCCACGGTTCGAGCACTACGGGTTTTTACCTGGTGCCGCGATACGCCAATCGAACACTCGGCTAGAATCGAGCCGGAGGCTCGGCACGATTCGTGTCTGGACCTGCGCGTTTCCAGGGCTGTCTGAAACTGCTGGGGGTTTTTACTGGCACCGTAGGTTTACAGTCATGCCGACAGAGAAGACACCTGCAGTGGTCAGGAAGCAGTGTGGGACGGTCGCGGGGTACCGGCAGCACTCGAAGCGTGGGGAGGAGCAGTGCGACGAGTGCCGGGCGGCGAACCGGGAGTACCAGCGCCGGTATCGGGCTGGTGAGGTGGAGAAGCGGAAGCCCGGCCGGCAGAAGCGGATGCGGCAGGCGGAGGAGGCTGGTGGCGAGGTCGCCGCGGCTGTCCACGATGCGATCGACGGTGGGCGCCGGGTCGATGATCCGTATCCGGCGTTCCTGAAGGATCGGGGGCGGAAGCTGTGGGACGACGTGACCGGGGAGTTCGACCTGAATCCGGCGGCTCTGGCGGTCCTGGCTGAGGCGTGTCGCATGGCGGACCGTTTGGAGCGGTTCTCGGCGGCGCTCGCGTCGCACTCGGCACTGTGGTTCGAGCTGGCGGAGGCTGAGGTGAACGATTCGGGTGACCTGCAGGCTCAGGTCGTCGTCAACGGGATGGTGGGGGAGGCGCGGCAGATGCAGGCCGCGGTCGCCACGGCTCTGTCGAAGATCGGTGTGCTGCAGGCTGGGAAGAAGAAGGGCGGGGAGGGCGGCATGCTCGACCAGCTGGCGAAGAAGCGTCAGGAGCGGATGGATTCGGTGAGGGAGGCTCGGTGACGACGGCAGTGGATCGGCGGCTGGAGGTTCCTGAGACGACGTTCCCGCAGCGCTATGAGCCTGTCGGGGCGCAGGTGCCTCCGAACTTCCTCGCACCGTTGTGGCACACGTCAGCGGGCGACGATGCTATCGACCTGGCCGCCGCCTGCGGTCTCGAGTTGCTGCCGTGGCAGCAGCTTGTCCTGCGCAATTCCCTCGGGGAGAATCCGGCGAACGGCCGGTGGGAGGCGTTCGAGGTCGGGTTGATCGTCCCCCGGCAGAACGGCAAGAACGTGGTGGTCATGGCTCGGGAGCTGGCCGGCCTGTTCCTCTTCGGCGAGGAGCAGTTGATCCACACGGCGCACAAGTTCAAGACGACGAAGGGCGCGTTCCGGGACATCAAGAAGGTCATCGAGAAGCAGCCGGAGCTGATGGGAATGGTCCGGTCCATGCCGGACTCGTCGGACAACACCGCGGTCGTGCTGAACAACGGGAACCGACTCGACTTCATGGCCCGGGCGGCCGGCGGTGGCGGCCGTGGCTTCTCGGGGGATCTCGTGATCCTCGATGAGGCTTTCAAGATCGACGAGACGACGGTCTCTGACCTCCTGCCGACGTTGTCGGCCCGGCCGTCGCCGCAGCTCTGGTACACCTCGTCGACCGGGTTCGACTACTCGACTGTCCTGCGTGATGTTCGGACTCGGGCGGTCGAGAAGCCGGACGAGGAGAAGCACCTCGCGTTCTTCGAGTGGTCTGCCGACATCGACAGTGTCGCCTGGGACTCTGTGGAGGCTGTGCAGCAGTCGAATCCGTCTCTCGGCTATGTGCAGGACTGGGACTGGATCAAGGCGGTGGACCTCCGTGGCATGACGGAGGAGGGGTACAAGCGTGAGCGTCTGGGGATCTGGGCTGACGCGTCGACGGATGCGGCGATCGGTGTGGACTTGTGGGCCCGGTCGTTCGCCACTCCGGAGGTGTTGATCGGCACGAAGGTGAAGCGGCGGTCGCTGGCGCTCGAGGTGACCGCGGATCGTGACCTGTCTGTCCTCGCTGGCGCCGCGGAGCTCACTGATGGGCGGATCGTGGTGGACATCATCGCGGCGAAGCCGGGTGTCGCGTGGATTCAGGATGAGGTGGCTCGGGTGGTGAAGAAGCACAAGCCGTACGCGGGGGTGGTGATCGACTCCTTCTCGGGCACTGCGGCGCTTGCACCGCGCCTGTCGGAGGCCGGAGTGCCGGTGTCGCAGGCGTCGACCCGTGACATCACCTCCGGCACCGCGACCGTCTACGACGCTATCGTCCGGGAGGACGCGGACGGTGATCCTGCTCCTCGGATCCTTCACGGTGAGCATCCGCTGCTGGACGACGCCGCGCATACTGCTCGCCGGCGGCTGGTGGGTACGTCGAAGAGTGCGTGGACGTGGCAGCAGTTCGGGGAGGTGCGGGTGGAGCCGTTGCGGGCGGTGACGTTGGCTGTCCGGGGGTTGGAGATGGAGCCGGTGGTGAAGAAGAAGCGGGGGCGTGTCGCTTAGTGACCGTGTTTCTGCTGGTCGGGGCACGATACAGGGCATGACCCCTGAGCAGATCAAGAGCGTTTTCGACCGACTGCTGACGGTGCTCAGCACTCAGCAGCAGAAGTGCGCGAGTGTGGAGTCGTGGCTTCGTCCGGTCACTCGTGGCTTCGATCTGCCGCGGAAGGCGACGCAGGAGCACCGGGCACTGGCGGATCTGTCGCGGACGCCGTGGCTGCGGCTGGTCGTCGACAATGTCGTGCAGTGCATGTACGTCGACAACATCGTCGGCAGTGACGGGCCGTCAGACGACCTGTCGAGTCTCTGGTACGGCAATGGCCTGCAGTCCGGCCAGATCGCCAACCATCGGGCGATGGTCGCCTACGGGCACTCCTACGGTGTGGCGCAGACGTCGTTCGAGGAGCGTGCCCGTGTGCGGTTCGTGTCGCCGAATCGCATGGCTGTGGAGTATGACGCTCTCGGTGACCCGTACCCGTCTGCGGCGCTGGAGGTGCTCGACGCGGATGCTGGTTCCTACCGCCTGCACCTGCCGGGGGTGTCGGTCGACCTGTCGAAGGGGGAGCCGGTCCCAGAGTCGGAGATGGACGGTCTGGTAGTTGGCGAACCGCAGGACACTGGTATCGAGTTCGTGCCGGTCGTCCGCTTCGCCAACCAGGAGGACCTCGATGGCCGTGTCATTGGTGAGGTGGAGCCGTTCATTCCGGCGGCGTCCCGGATCAATAAGACGAGTTACGACCGTCTGCTCAGCCAGCATTTCAACAGCTGGAAGGTGAAGACGGCGACTGGTCTGGAGTTGCCTTCGCAGCTGGATGAGGACGGGGAGCCGCTCGATGCACTGGATGAGGAAGCCGCGGAGAAGCTGAAGGTGAAGTTGGCGCAGGACGACATTCTGGTGGCGGAGGACCCGGAGACGAAGTTCGGGACGCTGGACGCGACCGCCCTCGATCCGTTCGTGAACTCGTGGCGGGCTGACATCGAAGCCCTTGCTGCAGTCTCCCAGACCCCTGCGCACGCTCTGACTGGCATGATGGTCAATCTCAGTGCGGAGGCGCTGGCGGCGGCCCGGGCTCCCCTCACGCAGAAGGTGTACGAGCGGCAGCAGAATGCTTCCGCTGCCTACTCCCGCCTGCTGCGCGCTGCAGCGGCCCTTTCAGGCTGGGATGACATTGCTGATGATGATCTCGTCCGTGTGACGTGGCAGGACATGGAGATCCGGTCGATGGCGCAGGCGGTCGACGCGCTCGGGAAAGCGGCGCAGATGCTCGGTATCCCGGCGGAGGGTCTCTGGCACCAGATTCCCGGTGTTGAGGCGTCGGATGTGCAGGAGTGGCATCGTCTCAAGGATGAGGCGTATGACCGGGATCCGCTGCGGGCGTCTCTGACCCGGCAGGCGGAGAGCACTGTCTCTGACGTGTCGCTGGGGTCTGGGGTGGCGTGACGTGGCGTCCACGTATGCGGGCGACAAGCTGACGGAGGAGCATCGTCGTCAGCAGGTTCGGCTTGCTGCTGTCCTGGCGGAGGTCATCGGGAAGTTGTTCGATGCGATCTTCGATTGGCGGCGTATCGATGAGTCGTCGGAGGAGTTCGTCCGGCGGGCTGCTGTAGAGGTCGCCCGGTTCCGTGAGGCGAGTCGCATGCTGTCGGTGGACTACCTCCATGCGTTCCACGCGGTAGAGGCGCCGGACGCTGATCCGCCGATCGATGAGCCGTCGGAGATCGACGAGGTGGAGATCATGCGGGAACTGTTGGCGACGGCACGGGGCGTGTCGAAGACTCTGTCGCGCAAGGGGTACGACGAGGACGAAGCGGTCAATCGCACGCAACAGGCCGTCATTGGCAAGGCGACCAAACTAGCCGGCGACGGCGGCCGCCAGGTCATCGAAACGGAAGTCCGCCGGGGCAACGGACCGGTCGGATACGCCCGCGTCGTCGACGCCGACCCCTGCCCCTTCTGCGCCATGCTCGCTTCCCGCGGCCTCTACTTCATGGGAGCAGACGCTCCGGGCGTGGGGTTGTATCGGTCGGATGCTTTCGAGGGGTCGAACGCCCGGTTCGTCGGTGATGGCCGGTTCAAGGTGCATGATCACTGCTGCTGCACGATGGAGCCGGTGTACCGGGTGGACGGGAAGATCAACCTGCCGGGGAAGGGTAACGAGCTGGCGAAGGAGTGGGCGGAGGTCGCGTCCGGTCAGGATGATCCGTGGCTGGCGTGGCAGCGGTGGCGGGAGTCGGGGACGTTGCCGGAGAACTATGACGGGCCGCTGGATGGGAAGCGGCGTCCGGCGCCGGTGCACGGGCAGTCGACGGGGCGGAGGAAGCGGCCGAAGCCGGCGAAGGCGTCGGAGCGGAAGCAGAAGCCGAACGCGACCGTGGGTGACTGGGATGCTGCCCGGTACCTCGAGTACGCGGACGAGCTGGAGAAGCGGGCGAACGGTGTGGCGGAGGAGATCGCAACGCTGAAGCAGGCGGGCCAGTCGGATGACGACATTGCGGTGATGGCTCTGGCGCAGGAGCACCGGGCGTTGCTGTCGCGGATCGACCGGTACCGGAAGCGGGCTGCTGAACTGTGAGGCAGACGGGCCAGGTGCCCGTGAATCATCCCCACGACGCCACGGAGCGAAGAGGAAACATGCCTGAGAATCAGACTGACGAGACCACCGACGAGCAGGGCCAGGCCGAGGAGCCGACCCAGCCTGACGGTGCCGATGAGACCACCGAGTCCGACACGGCTGGTGAGCAGCCGACCCCTGATGAGGTCGACGCTGCTCTGAAGGCTGTGGAGGGCGACGGGGCAGAGGAGTCCGCCGACGATGAGGATGACGACGATGATGTTGTCGCCGAGTCTGAGGGGACGAAGGATCTGCTGAAGAAGCTCCGGAAGAAGAACCGGGAGTCGAAGGGTCTGCGTGAGCGGGCGACGACTGCTGAGCTGAAGCTTGCGAAGTATGACGTGGCTGCGCAGACCGGCCTGCCACTCGACCTCGCGATGCGTCTGCAGGGTTCGACTGCGGAGGAGCTGACGCGGGATGCGGAGACTCTGCTGGGTCTGGTCGGGAGGAAGGCTCGTATCCCCGGCGCACCGCCGGCTACGGGTGATCGTCAGGGAGGTTTCCGGGCAACCCCTGACAGTGAGACCGATCTGGGAAAGATCGGCGCCCGAATCTACGAAAGGTAGGGAGCTATGGCTGCACCGCAGCACCTCCTGTACACCCCCGAGCAGGTTGCCACGTCCACGCTGGCTGCCCTGAAGTACAAGTCCACCCTGGCCCGGATCGTGAACCAGGACTTCTCCAAGGAGTTCGTCGCCGGCCGTGGCGCGACTGTCACGGTGAAGCGTCCGATCCTGATCGAGAAGGCGCGGAAGTACACCGCCGCCGACCGCAAGAACGAGAACGCGATCAGCTACAGCAACCTGCTGGAGCCGTACACCCACGTCAACATCTCTGACCAGGTGTACAACGCGGTGAAGCTCCCGGATGATTTCCAGACCTTCACCCTGACCGACATCGAGCGGCAGGTCGTCGCCCCGATGGCGGAGTCCGTCGCCGAGGCGATCAACGGCATCGTCGCGGACGCGTTCGCCTCCGTCCCGGCCGGTCTCACCGCCGTGGACAAGGCCGCGAAGGGCGCTCTCATCGGCGTCGACGGGAAGACCTACACGGACATCAACGCTCTGCGTGAGGCGAAGGTCGAGTTCGCCGGCTACGGTGTGAAGGCCACCGTGAAGCCCGAGAACCTCACCGCTACCGACAACAGCACCGTGCTGCGCGCCATCCGCGCCGCGCACCAGCTGTTCGCCGAGCGTGGTGTCCCGATGGACGGCCGCACGCTCGTTGTCGGCTCCGGCTGGGAGGCGGCCCTGCTGTCGCAGGACCTCCTGAACAAGGTCAACGAGTCCGGCTCGGCTGACCAGCTGCGCCGTGCGACCCTCGGTAGCCTGTACGGCTTCAACATCGTGGCGGACTACACCATCGACCCGCTCGCGGCGTACGCGGTGCAGCGTGACGCGGTCACCCTCGTCACCCGTACGACCGCGACTCCGCGGGGTGCGTCGTTCTCCGGGACGGCGTCGTCTGACGGGTTCACCATGCGGTACCTGCAGGACTACGACCCGAACATTCTCACCGACCGGGCTGTGGTCGACACGTTCGCCGGTGCTCAGGTTCTCGATGCGCAGCGCATCGTGAAGCTGACCGGTACCGCTGGGTTTGAGGAGAAGGCCCCGGCCGCTGACGGTGGGGCCGAGGGAAACTGACGAACCCCGGTGATGGCGTTTTCCCTGGCGAGAACGTCTTCCCTGGGGAGTAGAGAGGAGTAGGGCATGGCGTACGAGAAGCAGACGTGGAAGAACGGTAAGGACGGTGGCACCCCGGTGTCCGCCGACCGCCTGAACCACATCGAGGAAGGTATCGCGGGCATCGAGCTGACGCCTGGTCCGCAGGGGCCGAAGGGCGAAAAGGGTGCCACCGGTGCTGCCGGAGCCAAGGGCGACAAGGGCGACAAGGGCGACACCGGTCCGGCCGGCCCCACCCAGTTCACCGAGGCTGAGGTGACGAAGCTCAAGGCGCTCGCCGCCGCCAGCTAGTGTCGCGGTTCAGTCACAGGAGATGGCCTGATGTCAGTATCAGTACTGATAGAAGGCCATTTTCCGTGTTCCCAGGAGGTCCCCGTGGCTGACCGTGTGAGGTTGATTGACCCGGTGGATCTTGAACGGTCCCTGTCCTCGGACGCCGGGCCGCTTGATGAGGGGCTCGCCACGTGGGTGATCGAGATGGTTTCGGCGGCGGCTCTGGATATCACGCGCCGACACTGGTCGGATCCGCTCGACGTGCCGCCGGGCGCCACCGCGGTGTTGGCCCTGGCCGCCCGGCGCCTGTACACCAACCCCGACCGGTTCACTCGAGAGTCTTCCGGAGACTACAGCTATGGTCTCGACGCGACGGTGACGAAGGCGGACATCTTCACCCCGAACGAGATCCGCACGCTGCAGGAGTGGCGCGTGTCGCAGCGGCCGAAGGGCATCGGCACGATCGGGACTCGCCGGTCTGATGTGAAGCCGATTGGCACCCGGTACGTGCCGGACGGGTCGGAGTTCGGGTTCCCCTGGTGGGGGGATGATGTCCTGTGAGCCTGATCAACCGGACCGGGTCCACCCACCAGCTCGTGGTGATCCTTCGGGAGAACCGACCCGGTGAGCGTGGTCGCCTGGTGCCCACCGAGATCGGCCGGGTGCGGTGTGACGGTCGACTGCAGGAGTCCAGCACTGATGACATCACCACGGCCGCCGCTGCCGGCGAGACGGGTGTGCTGTCATTGAGGACACTGATCTGCCGCCGCTTCCCCGGAGACGACCTCTCGCAGGTGATCGACGGCGACGGTGTCCTCTACAACGTGGTGGGCGAGCCGAAGCGGCATCGCGGTTCTCGTGCGACTGCTCGAGATGTGGTGCGTCTCCGGCAGGCCGGTGTGAAGAGGGGAGTGAGGGACTGATGGCAACGGTGAAGGCGAACCTGAACAAGATGGTCGCCGGACTGCCGCAGGTGCAGGCGAAGGTGGCCGAGGGCGCTGCCGCGGTCCTCGCGGCCGCGTCGGCGTCCGCATCGACCAGACACCGCACCGGTGAGTTCTCCAGCAGTTTCCGGTCGGGGAAAGTGGGCCGGTTCGACCGTGAGGTGTACACCGAGCACCCTGCTGCGGTGGCCCTGGAGTTCGGGCACTTCGCCGAGAAGCGTGACGGAACCCTCGGGAAGTGGGTTCCCGGGCAGTTCAACCTCGTCGGTGCGGCGAAGGGAGTGCACCTGTGACTATCCAGCCGAGGCACCGCAGGATCGACCCTGCGCTGGTGGTGCGTGACGCTGTCGCCGCGGCACTGCCGGGCTCGCAGATCCTTCTCGACCGGGATGCCGAGTACACGCCGGACCAGACGGTCACCGTCGTGTCGGTGCCGACGGTCCGGGCTGCCGGGACACTGCCGGGGGCACGGTGGGCGTTCGATGTGACGGTGTCTCTAACCACCACCGGCCCGGACTTCGATGCGGCTGCCGATGAGGCGGATCTGGTTGGGGATGCTGTCCTGTCGCTCACCGGGTTCGATGACGTGCGGTTCTCTAGCGTCAGGTGTGACAGCGAGCCGGTCCGCCTGTCGCCGCACAATCCGACCGGGGCGGAGACCCTGGCACAGACATTCTCACTGATCGTGAGGAGAGGAGCCTGACATGGCTGACGAAATCTACCGCGATGATGCGGTGTTCATTCCCGGCCGGGGTGGTGTCCTGATCGCCCCGGTCGGCACCCTCCCGCCGACCGCGGACGAACTGAAGGCCTGGGTCACCGCTGGCGCTACCGGCCCGCTCGGGGCATTCGTGCCGCTGGGTTACACGTCCACCGAGGACCTGCCGACGATCGACGCTGATACTGACGGTGGCGAGGTGAAGGGCGCGTGGGAGAACCCGTCTCTGCGCACCACGAAGACCACCATCACGGAGACGATCACGGTCACCCCGATCCAGTGGTCGGAGAAGCCGCTGACGCATCGGTTCGGGCCCGGCGTCCTCGACGCCGGCAAGGGCCAGTGGCACGCCCCGGCGGTGTACTCGTCCACCGAGGTGGCAATGCTCGTCGTCATCATCGACGGAAACGAGCCGCTCGGCATCTCCTACTACAAGGTGTCCTCGTCTCCGGAGGGTGGCATCGAGCCGGACATGGAGGAGTTCCTCGGCCTGCCGGTGAAGTGGACGGTCCTGTCGACTCTCGTGGAGGACGGTGGGAAGTCCAGCATGCGGAAGATGTCGGTCACCACTGCTTCCCTGGCTGCTGCCGGTGGGTCGGACGCCGAGGGGGAATGACGTTCCCCGGGGTGCAGCAGTATCCCGGGGATGACCGTTTCCCGACTGCCTGACTGTCGCGGACCACTCGATGGTGGGTGTGGCTGGTGCATAGTGCACTGGTCACACCCACTTTTGATTGGAGCATCATGACTGCACCTGAACCCGGACCTGTCCCTGACGATGTCACTGCCGCGGCTGGACAGCATGCGGCGTCCGTCGTTGCCACTGCCGAACCGTACGAGCCGCCGACGGCTCCCGACGGCGCTGTCGTCGACGATGCCCCGGCGCTCGACGGTGTCCTGCCTGAGCAGACTGTCACGGATGAGGCTGACGGGGTGGACCTGACCACGATGCCGGGGTTCCGGTCCCTGAAGGGTCAGCTTCCGGCCGCCCGGTTCCACGTCAAGCGTCAGCTCGCGGAGCTGGAGAAGATCCTCCCGGAAGCCATCAAGAACGCTGATGGTGAGGTGCCGGAGGAGCAGGTCGTTGACTCCATTGGGGAGATCGACGACATGTTCCAGAAGATCCAGGATCTCGTCCTCGACCGTGCTGCTGACCGTGAGGCCATGACTGCATGGCTCATCGCCCAGGAGTCCGGCGAGAACGCGCTCATGGCCGCCTTCAGCAAGCTGTCGGACGACCTGGGAAACTGACGCACCTCCACGACCTGCTCGAACTGTTCGGGACGGCGCTCGTCCCGGACTTCGCCGAGCACTACCACCTACGCCTGGTGCAGGTCGTGGAGGAGTACCACCCGAAGGAAGCTCTGCTGCTGATCTACGGGCTGCCGACCTCGTCCCGCTTTCACGGGCGGCTGATGGGTGAGAAGCGTCCCGCCTGGTCCGATCTGATGTGGCTGCTGCTGGACACCCGGAACGAGCTCGAGGCGATCCGGGTGAACTACATCAACGCGAAGCGGAAGAAGGGCGGGAAGAAAGCCGAGTTCCGGGAGTGGGAGCAGACCCCGGGGCAGGTTGTCCGGAAGCGTCGCAAAGCGGACCAGAATCTTGACCGCCTGCGACGATCAGCACAGAAAGCGGGCGGCCGGGTCGATGTCGCCCCGTAGTGGCAGGAGGAGCGCGTGGAGGCTGGCAAGGTCAGTATCCGGGTCTGGCCGGACACTCGCCGGTTCCGGGAGGATCTGAAGAAGGCGCTCGACCGGGTTGAGCGCTCGTTCAAGCTGAAGATCCCCGTCGTCGCCGACTCCCGTGGTCTTGCTTCATCGGTGTCGAAGGCTGTCCGTGAGGCGGAGTCAGCGGCAAAGTCACTGCAGGTCAAAACAGATGTTGATGCGTCTACGCTGACGGCGGCGACGCGGCGTGCGGTGGAGTCAGCTCAGGCTGCTGCTGGCGAGGTCGGCGTCGACTTCAATGTGCGCACGTCGAAGCTCGGGGCGGAGCTCAAGGCGGCGATGGCGTCTGCCGAGGCGTCCCTCGGGGAACTCGATGTCGCGCTGGACGTTGACGCCTCCTATCTAACTGCCGCGACTCGACGGGCGGTCGCAGCTGCTCAGCGTCTGGCCGGGAAGATTGATGTGGAGGCCGGTGTTGACGGGTCGAAGCTGATCGGCGCAGCCCGTGTCGCGGTCGCCGCAGCGCAGAAGGCCGCCGGAGACATTGACGTGCGGATGAACATCCACGCCGCCGGAGTCGCAGCCGCGACCGCAGCGGTGACCGGTCTCGGCATTGCCACGAGGATCGCCAACGGCGGCATTGTGTCCTTTGGGTTCAGCATCGCCAAGCTCCTCGCGGTCGCCGGCACCGCCACTGTCGCGGTCGCTGGTCTGGCAGCCCCCATTGCTGCTGTCGGGTCCGCCGCCTACGCCGCTCTGGCGCCTTTGGTCGGTCTCACCGCAGCTATGGCGGTGCCGGCCATCGCCGGCGCCGGGGTCGCGTTCGCCGCCCTGAAAATGAGCCTGTCCGGGATGGGCGACGCCATCAACGCCGCCGACCCCGAAGCCCTCTCCGAAGCACTCGCCGAACTGCCCCCGGCGGCGCAGGACGGGGCGATGGCCATCCGTGGCCTGAAGGATCAGTTCTCCGACCTCTCCGATGAGGTGCAGCAGGGCTTCTGGGAGAACTTCTCGAACATCGGCAGCCTGTCCGCCACCGTCGAGCCGCTCCGGGCAGCGATCTCCGGCCTCGCAGCGGACATGGGCAAGGCCGCCGCCGGCGTCGTCACCTTCGTATCCTCCGGCACCGGACTGACCGCATTTTCCGCGCTGGTGCAGTCCGGGTCGACTGCGATGAGCAACCTCGTCGCCGGCGTCGCTGCTCTCGTCCCCGGCATCATCTCCGTCGGCGCGGCAGCTGGCCCCGTGCTGGAGCAGATGACCGCCAGCATCAATGCTGCAGCCACCGCCTGGTCGGAGAAGATGGTGGCTGGTTTCGCCTCCGGTGACCTCACCGCGAAGTTCCAGGGCATCGCCGACAGTGCACGGAACATCTGGGCGGTGTTCCAGGACCTCGGTGGGATCGTCTCCGGCGTCTGGTCCGCCATGGCCGCCGGGGCCGGTGGCGTCGCCGGCGCACTCGCTGGTGGCCTGTCGTCGCTCAATGCGTGGGTGAACAGTGGACCTGGCATGTCCATGCTCACGGGTTTCTTCACACAGATGTACGGGGCGGTGCAGGCGATCCTCCCGGTCCTCGGCCAGGTCGGGCAGATCATCCTCGGGACGGTGGCCCCGGCCATCGCCCAGTTCATCCAGGCCATTGGTCCCGGCCTGTCCGCCGTCGTCGGATCCCTCGGCAGCGCCCTCGCGTCCATCGCACCTGCCATAGGCCCCCTCGGTGCTGTCCTCGGTCAGATCCTCACTGCCATCGCCCCAATGGCCCCGGCGATCGCCGCTGTCGTCGCCGGATTCATGGGCTTCTCGAAGTTCATGCCGATCATCTCCATGCTCGGCGGCCTGCTCAGTGGCCTGACATGGCCCATCACAGCCATCGTCGCCGGCGTCGGCCTCCTCATCGCAGCATTCACCCAGGTGCCCGGTGCCATGGGCCAACTGCAGGCAGCTTTCGGGCAGGTCATGGCCGCCATCCAGCCCCTGTTCGGTGTCCTGATGCAGGTCGGGCAGACGATCATGGCGGCGCTTATGCCAGCCTTCCAGGCGCTCGTTCCAGTCGTCATCCAGATCGTGCAGCTGGCGGCGCAGATCATCGCCGCCCTGATGCCGATCGTGACGACGATCCTGCAGCTGGCGGCATCGATCATCTCAGCACTGATGCCGGTTATCACAGCGCTGATGCCCGTCATCTCCGCACTCGTGGCTGTCCTGTCGGGGATTGTCTCTGCCCTCGCCCCGATCCTGCAGATCATCGCCCAGGTAATCGCCTTCTTTGCTCAGCTCCTCGCGACCATCGTCGGATTCGTCGCGACGGCGCTCGGCATGATCATCAGTTTCGTCGCTGGGGTCATCGGCGGGTTCGTCAACATGGTCGGCACCGTCATCGGCACCGTCGCCGGGTGGGTGTCCTCCGTCATCGGGTTCTTCGTGAACCTCGCGTCGCAGGCGATCAGCAAGGCGCAGGAACTGTGGGGTCGGGTCACCGGAGCGTTCAGTGAGGGCGTGTCCAAGGCCATCAGCTTCGTCAGCGAGTTGCCGGGGAAGGCAGTGTCCGCGCTCGGCAACGTGGGCTCGCTGCTGGTGGATTCGGGGCGTGCGCTGATTCAGGGCTTCATCAACGGCATCAAGGGCATGTTCAGTGCTGTGACTGACACAGTGTCTGGCCTGGTCAGCAAGGTGCGTGGGTTCTTCCCGTTCTCCCCGGCGAAGTATGGTGCGTTCTCCGGCCACGGGTGGGTGCTTTACTCCGGCCGGTCGATCGGTGAGGCGTTCGCTCAGGGTATTCAGGACCGGGCTGGTCTCGCCGCGGATGCGACGAAGGGCATGATGTCCGCGGCGTCCCGGAACCTGAACGGCTACCGGGCAGACCTCGGCATCGGCGCCGCCGGAGGTGTCGGTGCCGGCCCGCGAGCGGACTACTCCGTGCACATCGGCACCATCGTCGCCGCTGATGAGCGGAAGCCGATCCGGGATGCCGAGCAGCTGCAGCTGAAGGCGAAGATCAAGGGAGGCATGGCCTGATGGACGAGCGCCTGACTATCGAGTGGATCGACCCGCGGGGGAAGGTGTGGAACCTGACCGACGGCACCGAGGGCGTGCTCCTGGACGTGGGCCAGTCCGATTTCCACCTGTCCACGATTGAGCACCAGTGGGTGCGTGGTGGGATGCAGTGGGCGGGCTCGCAGATTCAGCGGGCGGAACCGTCGCTGAAGGTCCTGGTCGGTGACACGTTGTCGGGGTCGCGGTATTACCGGCTTGCCGATGAGTGGTGGTCGTTGGCGAACTCGGCGACCACGGAGGGTGTCCTGCGGGTCACCCGTCCGGATGGTGAGGTGCGTGAGCTGCGGTCCCGTCTGCGGGATACTCCTGCCACCGAGTGGGACTATGACCCGGGTGCGGGTATTGCTGATGTGCCGGGTGAGCCGTGGCTGTTGTCTGGGGCGACATCGTTCTGGGAGGGGCCGGAGCAGTCGGTGTCGTTCTCGGCGGACGTGGTGGCCGGCGGTGGTGGCGTCCCGTTCTACGGTGCGGATGGTCACGGGTGGCCGCTGTACATCGCGCCTCTGTCGTCCGCGTCTGACCTGTTCCTGTCGAACCTGGGGCAGGGGCCGCAGTGGTTGACGTGGACCCTGATCGGCCCGATCACCAGCATCACGTTCGGTGTGGAGGGCGGCTGGCTGTCCTATGAGGGTGGCATTGCGGCCGGGGAGCAGGTCGTCGTCACGACCGAGCCGGGCTACCGGTATGCGGTTGAGGCGGTGTCCGGGGACAACCGGTACACGCACATTTCCGGCTCGTATGCGCCGGTGCCGGTCGGTGACCGGATCCCGTTGCACATCGTCGCTGAGGGCATGACCGCGGAGTCCAGCGTGATTGTCACGGCCCGTGAGCAGTTCGTGAAGCCGTTCTGAGGAGGATCTGGTGAGCACCATCTACAACACCCCGCGGGGGACGACCTACGATCCGCTTCCAGTCGAACTGTGGAAGTGGGACGGGACCGGCCCGGAGGGACGTTTGGAGACCTCGGAGAAGATCGAGGTGACGTGGGGCGACCGCGGTGCGGCCACGGCGGTGATCGACACGCCGCTGACTGCTCTGTCGTCCCTGCTGGTCGACACGACCGCCGAGGTGCTGGTAGTCGCCACGTTCAACGGGAAGCGGCACGTGTCCACGGTGGTGGAGTCGAAGATCTTCGCCGACGAGGATGCGCCGGATGATGTGCGGGTGCAGGCGACGACGGCGTCCGCCTGGTCGATGCTTGACGGTGAACTGCTGCCGCCGGTGCCGGAGATGCCGCTGTCGCAGCAGCAGTCGGCGGAGGAGTACGTGCTGTCCGGTCCGGTGGAGACCGTGGTGAAGGCGCTGATCCGGTTCGGTGCGGAGCGTGTCGGGCATCCGATCGTGGTGATGCCGGACCGGGATGAGGGGCCAACAGTTGAGGTCCGCGGCCGGTTCGACACGGTCGCGGAGCTGATCGAGGACCTGCTGCCGACGTTGGGCTACCGGGTGTCGCTGGAGGCATGGCTGCCCGGCGATGAGACGGTGGAGGACTTCTCCCTGACGCGTCCGACGATCATCGCGGACGTGGTGCCGTACCGGGACAATCCCGGGCTAGTGTGGACGCACGCGGCGCACGACATTGAGTCGTGGGAGCTTGTCCACAAGCGGGCGTCGAAGACCCGCGTGATCGTCGGCGACAAGGGGGAGGGCACTGCGCAGAAGTTCGTGCTGGTGACGAGTGATTCGGCGGAGCTGACGCCGTGGGGAAGGCGTGAGGGGTTCACCACGGTCTCGTCGGAGGACGAGGACGCGACCGCGCAAGGTCGACTGGAGCTGCAGAAGCAGGCGGAGTCCGTGACCCTGGATGCCACGGTGGCCCCGTCACTGTCGTGGGAGTTCGGCACGGATGGTGAGTGGGACAAGCAGTTCGATGTGGGGGACTGGTGCACCGTCCAGCTGCCGCAGATCGGTGATGTGCGGGACGTGGTGACCGAGGTGACGGTGGAGCTTACGCCGGTGTCGCTGACCGTCACTCCGAAGGTCGGGTCGCCGGATACTAGCGACCGTGACTTGTATGCCCTGGTCACGGACATTGACAAGCGAGTGAACCGGCAGATGAGAGGACGCTAACCGTATGGCGATCACAGCCCTGGCGACGCAGAACACGCAGGTCGGCCCCGCGCAGTTCGCGGACATGACGGAGGTGCTGACCGCCCCTGCGAAGGTGGACTCTCCGACGGATCTGACTCCGTCCCGTGCGTCGACGAGGTCCGTGCGGATCGCTGCCGGGGCGGGGACCGCTGGCGGGTCGCGGATCCGGTCGACGGCGACGGAGACGCTGAACCTTGACGCGCAGACGGCCGGCACCCGTTGGGACGCCATCGTCCTGCGTGTCGACTGGTCCACCTCCGAGGTCCGGCCGGTGGCGGTGAAGGGAAACTCCTCGAGCGTGCCGATCAACACGTCGTCAGCGGCGGACGCATCCCGGGTGAACCGGATTCCCGGGGTGATGTATGACTTCCTGATCGCGACAGTGCAGGTCGGACTTGCTGGCATCTCCACGCTCATCGACTACCGCATGTGGGGCGGTGACGGTGGACCCTACCGGGTGACGACTGACGCGCTCGGCTCCCCGTCACTGCTGGATGCCCGAGCGGGTACGTGGATCTCAACGGACAAGGGCTTGCTGACGAAGCGGCTCGACGACGACGGGGTATGGCGTGCGGTCGGTACGGAGTCGAACCCGTGGAAGACGTGGACGCCGACCTTGCGCTACTACGGCAACGACATTGTCACCGGCACCAGTGGCGGTACGGTCGCCGGGATGGGTAACGGGCCGATCGTCAACACCAGGTACCGGATCACCGATGGCATCGTCGACGCGTACGTTTACGCGAAGGCCGGGTCAACCGGGGCTACATGGGGCGATGGTTTCATGACCATGGACCTGCCCGTCCCGGCTGCATCGCAGACGAACCAGGACATCTGGTGCATCGGCCACTTGTTCACCAGTGGTTACGGCGGTGACGGTGATTTCGACTGGCAGGCACAGGCCCTGATCAAGGGCGGCTGGACCCGTGCCATGCTGTGGACAAACGGCAGGATCGATGATTGCCGCTTGACGCCGTACGTCTGCCAGCAGGTCAACGGTGGCCCCGGCTCCGGCTCCCCGTTCATCAACGGGGGCTTCCCGGTCGGTTCGTGGACGTTCAACCTGAAGTACCCGACGGACGCATAGACCATGGCAGCGCAGTGGACACCGTACCGGCTGAACCTCGTCGCCCGTGAGGGTGAGGACCTGCGCCTGACGTTCCGCCTCACCAGACCGCTAGACGGCATGGAAGTTCTGATCGGGGGAGCGGTCTACCCGGTGGACCTGTCGGAAGATGGGGCGCAACTCCTCGTCGCGGCAGACGAGGCGCAGACGATCCCCGACCGGGCGCCGGTCACCGTGCGGGTGCAGTCCGGCGGGGCGTGGACGGTCCTGGCAGAGGGCAGTGTCGTGAGGAGGACAAGATGAGCACCAGGGAATCGATGGACGCGCCGATGGTTTACGACGACATCATGCTCGTCCCGACCGCCGGGCCGATGGGGCCACCCGGGCCGCAGGGCGAAGCAGGGGAGCCGGGACCGGCGTCGTCGGGGCCGGTGATGTGGACAGGTCAGGGCGAACCGCCTGACCACATTCCCGGGGCGAAGGCCGGGGACACCTGGCTCGACACGACGACCGGAAATCTCTACACGCTCACCGCGGACGCGGTTCGGGCGCAGATCCTCTAGGAGAAAATCATGGCATGGCAGCAGAGTGGAAGCATCCGCGGACCGCAGGGCGAGCGCGGGCCCGAAGGCCCCGAGGGCAAGGAAGGCCCGCGGGGAGAGCAGGGAATCCAGGGCGAGCGTGGTCCCGAGGGTAAGGAGGGGCCGCAGGGGAAGCAGGGCGCGCCGGGCGCCGACGGTGCGGACGGCCGCGGCATCACGATCTCCGGCAGTGTGGCGAACGAAGCCGCCCTTCCGACCGATCTCGGACCCGACGACGCC